AACTGCGAACACTCAGGGGCGTCTCCAGATGGTTTAGTTTCGGACAATGCAATTTTAGAAATTAAATGTCCGAAATCAAGTACATTTTTTAAATTAGTTGCCACAAATGAAGTTGATCCAAAATATTACGCACAGATGCAAATGCAAATGTTATCTACGGATAGAAACAAGGCGTATTTTTTCAACTATTTAGTTCACGAGGGTACAGAATACCATCACGAAATTATCGTTGAACGTGATGAGGTTATGATTGATAAAATAAAAGAAAGATTAAAAGAAGTAATCGAAATTAAATTAGAGTATATTAACAAAATTAAAACAAATCAACAATGGAAGTAATTGGAATTATTAAAGTAATTGGAATAGAGGAAGTAGTCGGAGCAGCTGGAACGTTTAAAAAGCGTTTGGTAGTAGTTCAAACAGAGGAACAATATCCGCAAAGTATCCCGGTAGATTTCGTACAGGATAAATGTAGTATTTTAGATAAGTTTGCAATTGGGGAACAAGTCAAGGTTTCTGTAAATGTAAGAGGAAACGAATACAATGGAAAATATTACGTTTCTTTAAACGGTTGGAAAATTGAAAAAACAAGTATAGAAGTTGCAGCTTCAAAAGTAGAAACAAAAGCCGATGACTTACCATTTTAAAACACTAACACAACGCCTCATTAACTTGGGGCGTTATTTAAAAGAATTGACATGATAGTACTTTCACTTTTTAACGGAATGAATACAGGTAGACAAGCACTAGAAAATGTAGGTATAAAAGTTGAAAAATACTATTCAAGCGAAATAAAACCATACGCAATAGAATTAACGCAACACCACTTTCCAGATACTATTCAAGTTGGTGACGTTACAAAATGGCGTGAATGGAATATAGATTGGCAAAGTATTGATTTAGTTTTAAGTGGTTCACCTTGTCAAGATTTGTCTGCTGCAGGAAAACGTGCAGGAATTAACGGAAAAAAAAGTAGTTTGTTTTTTGTATTTATTGAAATATTAGAACATATAAAATCTTTAAACCCGGAAGTTTTATTCTTGCAGGAAAATGTAGGAAGCGCAAATAAATTAGACGTTGGAATTATGAGCCGTGCATTGGGAGTTTATCCGGTACGAATTAATAGTTCACTTTTAACGGCTCAATTACGTGATCGTTACTACTGGTCAAATATACGAACTAAAGAAACTATGTTCGATTTAGTTACCGATATACCACAACCTAAAGATAAAGGAATAATGTTTAAGGATATTATTACTGATGGATATGTTGAAAGGGTTAAATCACTTGCGTTATTAGAAAGCGAAAGTCGAGTTTGTACAAGTCAAGAAAGCATTAAAAATAGAGCAGCAAAAGAATTTATAAATATGGTTTATTTAGAAAACAACGAACTACGCTGCAAAACAAATACTTTAAAAGGCTACGATATTGTTACCGAAAATGATTGTTTAGATTTAAGTTTTCCAACTTCAACAACTAGAGGAGGTCGAGTTACAAAAGGAAAAAGTCCTTGTTTAATGGAAAGTTCAAATAAACTTTATAGTTACAAAGATGGAATAGTAAGAACAGTTAACCAAATCGAAATGGAACGTTTGCAAGGGTTTCCAGACGGCTATACTTCAATACTTTCAAAAGCAAAAGCAGGATCATTACTTGGTGACGGTTGGACACTTCCAGTTATTGAACATATTTTTAAATTTATACAACTATGAAAAATATACAACAAATAACAGCAATACTATTAATTAAAAAATAAATACTATTTATAGAAAAATATTAGTATCTTTGCAGAAGTAATCTCTCACTTACGGTAAAAGAACATAGTCTAAGGACTAACCGACAAACCCAATATTAGAGTGTGAGAGCCTAATATTGGGTTTTGTCATTAAAAAAAATTAATTATGGCAAACATTGAAATATTATTTAATGATTATTGCGAAATAGAAACGCGACAAGTTAGTGTTAAGTTTGATGGTGATTGTATCGGTATTTACTTTCAAGATGTAGATGAAAATGATTATAAACAAATAAATCTAGATAAATCGACAGCTATACTATTTATGAAAATACTTAGGTCTGAAATAAAAAAAATGAAATGAAAAAAACATTAAGACCTTACCAACAAGAATTGTTAAATGAAATTCTGCAAAACAAAGTGCAAAAACTATGTGTTCAACTTTCTACAGGTGGGGGTAAAACAGTTATTTTTACCGAGTTAGTTAGTAAATTAGACACTAAAACTTTAATTCTAGTAGATAGTATTGATTTGGTAAATCAAACCGTAGAAACGTTTAAAAAACAAGGATTAGACGTAGGATGTGTTTTAGCTGGAAATAAAATTTTTCCACAAAATAAAATTATAGTGGCAATGGTTCAAAGTTTATGGAACCGTCGCTCTAAACTTCCAAATTTTAATCTTTGCGTAATAGATGAATGCCATGTAGCTATATTTGATAAGCTAATACCATTTTTAAAAGATGCTCGAATTATTGGATTTACAGCAACACCCGTAAGAATGGGACGTTATAAAATTAATGATAATCAAACAGCTCAAAAAACTTTATCAGATATTTATGACGATATTGTATGTGGAAAACCTATTAAATGGTTAATGGACAACGGTTATTTAATGCCAGAACAAAATGTGTTTTTTGAGTTTGATAAGTCAAGTTTAAAAACTGATTCGAGCGGTGAGTACACTTCTAAATCTATGGAAACTACATTTCAAGCTGAAAACTATCAAAAATCTTTAAAACTTACCTACGAAAAATATTGCGAAGGAAAAAAAACAATGATTTTCACAAGTAGTTGCTCTACTAATTTAGTTTACCAAGAATTATTTAGTGATAAAAATGTTAAAATTTACGATTCTAAAAGTGACGGAGAAAATAGAACCAATATAGTAGATTGGTTTAAAAATACACCGGATGCAATTTTAATAAATACAGGTTGTTTTACAAAGGGCTTCGATGTTTGTGATGTAGAAGCTATAATAATGGCAAGAGCAACTAAAAGCCTATCTTTATGGATTCAGATTGCAGGGCGTGGAGCAAGGCCAACAAAAAAAACTGATAAGCCTTATTTTTTATTAGTAGATGGCGGAAACAATAACGAAGAACACCAAGTTTTTAGTTTTGATCGTGATTGGAAAAAAATATTTTCAGATAAAAATATTAAGGATATTGTCGAAAGCATACAAGAATGCAACTTTTGCGGATTTACATTTTTAGAAACCGAAAAAATTTGTCCTAATTGTGGCGAAGAAGTTCCAGAAAAAGAACCAGGAGAAGAACGAGAAAAAAAAGAATTTGAATTATTTACTCAAGTTTCTGAAATTCCTATTCCTAAATTTAATTTGGATTTTCACATTTCTAAAGGATCCACAAAATATGAAGCTCTAAAAAGCATTTCAATAGCCTGGATTCATTTTTTAAAATCAAAAGAAATAAAAGAAGAAACTTTTAATTATCATAGAAATAGACAATTTAAAGAAAAATTTAGAATACATTTACGACCCATTTATTTTAAAATTTTATCCTCAATGCTTAAAGATGGTAAGCACATGAAATATGAAACATTTACTCAAAAAATATTAACCGAAACTTATTTAAAAAAATATGGAACAAATAAAATTTAGTAGCTATAAAACGGTACAGGATAAAAACAAAATTGATATTGATTTGCAATTTTACATAGATAGTGTAAAAAATGGAAAATATCAGGATATAATTTTAGGAGCACGGGCGGTTAAAAATGATAAGCAAAAGTATAAAGAGTTCAAATCTCAAATGCCTTGTATAACAGGTTCTGCAATAATGAATCAAGGTTCTAAAATTGAAAGTAATATTCAAGAAATGAATGGGTTAATAGTAATTGATATTGACGACACGGTTGATATTGAAACTATTACTAAAATTAATTTGGATAAATATACATTTATTTCGCATAGAAGTTTTGGCGGTGATGGGGTTTGTATATTTGTAAAAATAAATCCTAATAAATTTCTTGAAAGTTTTAATGAATTAGGTCAATACTATTGGGATAATTTTAATTTAACTATAGATCCAAGTTGCAAGAATAAAAATCGTTTGCGATATTTTAGTTATGATCCATATTTATTTTATAATGATAAAGCAAAAAAATATATTGCAAAATCAAAAATAGATAAAGTTAAAAAAGAAAATTTTATTTTTGTTCAAGATGATTTTAGTATAATTTTAGATAAAATTTCTACTATTGACCTTTGTCAAGATGACTACTCACGTTATGTAAATATTGGATTTGCTATTGGTTCCCAATTTGGAGAAAATGGATTAAATTATTTTAAATCTATTTGCCAAAATGGCTCAAAATACAATCCTAAAGATATTGAAAAGCATTATAAAAACTTTTGTAAATCTGGAAGTGTAACTATTGCTACTTTTTACCATTACGTTAAACAGGAAGGAATAGAAATTTATAGCGAAAAAACAAAGAAAACAATAACAACGGTTGCAGCACAAAAAGCACAAGGCACCCCCACAATTGAAAGCGTAAAAAAACACATTACCGAAGTATTAAAATTAGACGCTCCAGATGAAAAATTAATTAAACAATTAATTGAAAGTAAAGTTGATTATTCTGCTGGAATTGAAAACGACGAAACAGAAGTTAACCAATTAAAAATGTTTATTGCTGAAAATTTTAATCCTATTCGGGATACAATAACAAACGAAATTTTTATAAATGGAGTTTTACTTGACGATATAAAACTGAATACAATTTATTTTGCTGCTAAAAATTGTCTAGATTTTAATGTAAATAAATCCGATGTTCGGGATATGATAAATTCAGAAGCCACGCAAAACTATAACGCACTAAATGAATTTTTTAAATTTAAAACTTTTGAAGCTGGAACTATTGAAAAATATGTTGATTGCATAGAGCCTAAAACAGAATTTAATAAATGGGCGTTTAAAAAATGGATAGTTGGTTCGGTTCACAACTGGTATAGTCCAACTCACGAAACAAAAGTTAGCCCTTTAACGCTTGTTTTATGCGGTAAAAAACAAGGGACAGGTAAGACTTCATTTTTTCGTAATTTAATGCCTAAAGAGTTATCAAAATATTTAATAGAGCACAAAATCGATTCAAAGGATAAAGATAGTATTTACAACCTAGTCAAAGGGCTTGTTGTTTTAGATGATGAATTTGGAGGTTTAGCCACAAAAGATGTGAAAGACTTTAAAAAAATAGCAGACGCAAATCAAATTGACATCCGTTTGCCTTATTCAGCTTTCTATTCAAAAATGAAACGTAAAGCGTCATTATGTGGAACTAGTAACGATATATCAATTTTAAAAGATGTTACGGGAAACAGGCGTATTTTACCTATAAATGTATTTTCTATTGATTATGATAAAATGATTTTAATTGATACAGATAGTTTATGGCGCGAGGCATTTAGTTTATGGCGTTCTGATTTTGATTGGAAAATTTATAATAGTGATGACATTGATTTTTTAGCAGCTAATACAAATGTAAATTTAGAAGTGTTGCCGGTCGAAGAATTATTTTTTAATACGTTTTCAATCAAAAAAACAGAAGAAAAAAGCGAAAGAAGGATAATGAATCAAGGAGAAATTTTAAACTATCTAAATATTTTTACTTCAATTAATGTTTCAAAATATGATGTTAAAGATATTTTTACTAAAAATAATTTAGACTATAAATCACATAGAATAAATGGTTCGGTAAAAGTTGGAGTTGAGCTATTTTTAAAGCCAGAACATGCTCCAGTTTCAAACGAAGTGCCATTTTAAAATGTAATTTGTAATGTTTTGTAATAAGTTTGTAATATTTTTTAAAAGTTATTAAAACCCTATTACCATTGACTTAAACCCTATTTGTAATGTGTAATCTATAATATTACTATAAACTATATAATACATTTCATTTTTATATAATATACACATTAATGAATTTTTTATTGTATATCTATATAAGTTTAAAATAATATATTACACATTACAAATTACATAAATAATTAAAAACTAGCACTTTAAGTGTAATAAAAAACATTACAAATTATGACAGAAGCACAATTACAAAACGAAATCGTAGTTTTTTATAGAAATAATTACCAAATGCACGGTAAAGGTTTGATTTTTTCAGTTGCAAACGAATCAACGTATAAAAATAAAGTATTTAAAGCAACTGGAACCATGGCGGGTGTTTCAGATTTGATAGTAGTAACTTTAAAAAAAACATTTTTTGTTGAATTAAAAACAGAAATCGGAGTTCAAAGCGAAGTACAAAAGAAATTCCAAAAATCAATTGAAAATTTAAACCACGAATATTATTTAATCAGATCACTAGAACAATTTAAATCGATATTATGAAAACAGAACACAGAACAAAGCAAGAAATAGCACAAAAGAACTTGAAATATAGACGCACTAAAGCGCAAATGAATGAGTACTATGCAAATAACAAAGAGAAGTTTAATAAAAATCGTATCTTTGAAATTGTAGAAATTCCAAAACTAAGTCAACAAGAAATAATTTTAGTATTGCGAAAAAATCCAAAGACAACACTTTGGAATAAAGAAGTAAGCAAATGGGATAACAACGATTGGAAAAAATTTAATGAGTTATGCTAGACCCCGAAACAAAATTGCGTTTAGTTGCAACGCATAAACAAAAATTTACTACCTTTGAAAAAATAATCACTTTCAAAGAATGGAAGGAATTAAAAAAAAATAGTAATTATTATTATTTAACGTATCAAATATAATGGCAATAGGAAAAGAATTATCCCCGATATTAGAAGAAATTGAAAACAGTTTATTAGAGTTTGCTGCCTATAAACCCGAATTCACAAAGAAGGGTTTTCGTGCTGCAATCTTTATTTTTCAATCTGCTGTAATGGATAAAATGTATGAGCTACAAACGGAACAAGAAATGCCAAATAAAGATTGTGAACTAATGGCTAAGAATTTAGGTGAGGAGTTGCGAAATACTATTTTCAGATTTACGGGTATAGATACACACGAGTTATTTACCAATGGATAGCATAGAATCTATGATTTGCATCGTGCAAATTTATATTCATTATACAAAAAATGTCGAAGTAAACATAAAAGTCACTAACTTTGTAGAAATTAGACAACTAAAAGAAGCGCATAGAATTGCAAAAGAATACTTAAATTTCTGTAATATGACAATAATTGAAAGAAATTTGTAAACAACATAACCGCTGGATAAATATTGTTAAGCAGTTCGGGATAACCGACTATGCTGAGGACGTAGTACAAGAGGCATACATAAAATGCTTGGAGAAAGAAAGAGTAAACGAAAGCTATTTCTTTTTAACCTTGCGAAGTTTAGCAATGGATCTACACCGAAAGCAAGAAAAGATTATAAAAGTATCAATTGACGAGGTTAATATAATTTCAGAAATAGAACAACAAAATGAAGTTTTAGAAATAGTAAATGATTTCCATTGGTTCGATAAAGAAATATTCTTTTTGTATTATGATAATAAAATGCCAATGCGAAAAATAGCAAAAGAAACAGGAATAAGTTTAAAGACAATTTTTACAACGATAACCAAGTGTAACATTAAAATAAAAAAAGAATGGGAAGACAAAAAAAATCTTTAGGATTAGGCGACACAATCGAAAAGATTACAGAAGCTACAGGAATTAAAAAGCTTGTTGAATTAAGTGGTTTTGACTGCGGATGTAGTAAGCGTAAAGAAGCTTTAAACAGATTATTTCCATACGCAAAACCAAATTGTTTAATAGAGGACGATTACAACTATCTAACGATTTTGTTTAGTAAGTTTCTAAACGAACTTTCCATAAATCAACAATATAAGTTAATCGAAATTTATGAAAGAGTTTTCGGAACTAAATTAGAGCAATCGAGTTGCGCTAGTTGCTGGAGAGATAGAGTTAACGAATTAAGAAAAGTTTACGATACACACAAAGAAATTGAATAAACAAATTTTTTTCAGATGGATAAAGAAAAAGAAGTAAAGAATACCAGAGGAGGCGCAAGGGTTAACGCAGGGCGTAAATCTGTAGCAAGTGAACAAAGAGTTAATGATATATTTTTAAGTGCCTTAAAAAGCATTAAATCAGTTGAAACAGATGACGAAGCTAAAATAGAATTTGCAAAGGATTTATACAATAGCCAAAGAGGTCAGATTTTTATAGCTGAACATTTATTCGGTAAACCAAAGGAAACAATCGAAACAACGCATAATATAAACGATTTCGATATTAAATCTTTATTCTCTTTTGATAAACCTAAATAACAAATATAGTCTACTCGTTTCTGATAGTAGATACTTTATAATTTCGGGGGGAAGGGGTTCGGGAAAATCATATTCCGTGAACTCCTTTTTACTTATGCTTACTTACGAAGTTGGACATATTATTTTATTTACTCGTTATACTTTAACCTCAGCGCACATTTCTATTATTCCAGAATTTATTGATAAAATAGAAACGCAAGATTTACACCACGATTTTTCAATCACTAAAGATGAAATTATTAATTTAAGAACTGGAAGTAAAATAATATTTCGAGGTATTAAAACAAGTTCGGGAACTCAAACAGCAAACTTAAAATCTATTTCAGGAGTTACTACTTGGGTACTCGATGAAGCTGAGGAATTAGTAGATGAAACCATATTCGATAAAATTGATTTATCAATACGGCACCAACAAAAACAAAATAGAGTTATATTAATTCTTAATCCAACGACAAAAGAACATTTTATTTATAATCGTTTCTACGAAAGCAAAGGAATTAAAGAGGGTTCTAATTTAATCAATGGAGACACCTCTTATATTCATACTACATATTTAGATAATAAAGAAAACCTTTCGGAAAGTTTCATAAATCAAATCGAACTCACAAAGCAAAGCAACCCTAAAAAGTTTCAACATGTAATACTTGGTGGTTGGTTAGACAAAGCTGAAGGAGTTGTTTTTACAAATTGGAGTTTTGGAGAATTCAACCCCGACAATTTACAAACTTCTTTCGGACAGGATTTTGGATTTAGTATCGATCCAACTACACTTATTGAGGTTGCAATTGATAAAAATAAAAAGAAAATCTATTTATTCGAACATCTTTATAAACCAAAATTAACCACATCCGAAATATCAATTATAAATAAAAGGATTTGCGGTGACAAATTAATAATTGCAGATAGTGCTGAGCCTCGTTTGATTGCTGAAATGCAAAACAACGGATGTAATATCAAAGCAACTGAAAAGGGAGCTGGAAGTATAAGCGCAGGAATTGCATTAATGCAAGATTATGAATTAATAGTTGAGCCAAATTCGACAAATATAGCAAAGGAATTAAACAATTATATTTATTCCGATAAAAAAAGCGGGTTAGTAATAGATAATTTTAACCATGCTATCGATGCAATTCGTTACAATGTATTTTTTAACCTATCAAATCCGAACAAAGGAAGTTATTTCATCTATTAGTACTACAAAAAAACAATTAAAACGTTATATAAATATGAAAGTTAATATCACTATTCCAACATCGTTAAATGAAATTACTTTGGAGCAATACCAAAAGTTTATTTCTATATCTGAAAAGAACGAGGAGGGCAATTTTCTACAATTAAAAATGCTAGAGATATTTTGCAATATTCCTTTGAGTGTTGCCTCGAATATGTCGTTAAAAGACGTGAACGAAATTACTACAAGTATTAACGCAATGTTTACTCAGGACTATAAACTGCAAACTATTTTTAAATTAGGTAATACTAATTTTGGTTTTATTCCGAATTTAGACAATATTAGTTTAGGAGAGTTCAGCGACTTGGATAACTACTTTGGTAAAATTGACAAGATGCACAATGCAATGGCTGTTTTATACCGACCTATTACCGACAAGTCAAAAGATAAATATCTAATCGAACAATACAACGGAACTATAACCTATTGCGATGTAATGAAACAGATGCCAATGGATGTTGTCTTTGGCGCAATGGTTTTTTTTTACAATTTAAGCAACGAATTATTAATCAGTTCACTGAACTTTTTGGAGGAGAATCCGCAAGTGAAATCTTTAATCGACAAACACAATTCGGAGTTAAGTGGGGATGGTATTCATCTTTCTATGCTCTCGCTCAAGCTGACATTAGAAGATTTGATGAAGTCTCCAGGTTACAACTTACAAGTGCTTTAACGTTCCTTACATTTGAAAAGGAAAAAATAGAAATAGAACAATCAATGCTCAAAAAAAATGAATAACTATTATCAAATAACGGAAGTCTTAAAAGACTCACTTTTGCAGGATGGAATAATTAACAATGTTTCACAAGGCGATATTTTCAACGTCGATATAAATAAGGTTACTATATTCCCTTTAGCTCACATCGTTGTTAATACGGCAACACAAAGCGAAAGTGGTAATACAAATATTTTCAACGTTTCTGTTTTATTGATGGATATTTGCGATATATCAAAAGATGCAAATTATGACATTTTTTATAATAACGATAATGAAGCGGATATTTTAAACAGTCAATTTGAAATAGGTAATAGGTTAATTGCATCTTTGCGTAGAGGTGCACTTTGCGATTTAGGTTATGAATTAAATGGCAATGTGAATTTTGAAGCGTTTGCAGATAGATTTGAAAATAAAATAGTAGGATGGACATTGACTTTTGGAATTGAATGTAGTAACGATATGACTATTTGTTAAATGAATTTAGAACATACACAAAAGACACTTGAAAAGTTTAGAGATTATGTGATACAACAATCCCGTAGTAACTTAACCAAAGGCGGTCACAACGATACTAAGCGACTATATTCAGAAATTAAAGGAAACGTAAAGGCATCAAAGAATAGTTTTGAATTGGGGTTTGATATGCCAATGTATGGACAATTTCAAGACAAAGGGGTAAAGGGTAAATTTTCATCAATGCGTGCTCCTAATAGTCCGTTTAAATTTGGAAGCGGTACAGGGCAAAAAGGCGGGTTAACAAAAGGAATTGAACAATGGGTTAAAAGAAAAGGTTTTCAATTTCGGGATAAAGAAAGCGGTAAATTTATGAGTTATAAAAATACTGCGTTTTTAATTAGCCGTAGCATTTATATGAAAGGATTAAGACCAAGTTTATTCTTTACAAAACCATTTGAGGCTGGATACAAAAAATACATTGACGAAGATTTAATAAACCAATTTGGTTTGGACGTTGAGGACTTAATGAAATACACACTAAAAGATATAAAATAATGGATAGATTTAATTGTAGAAGTCCCTTTATAGTTGAGGTAGATGGAGACATTGACCAGGTAGGAACGAAAATTTTTTTAGAGGTTTACTCTCAAGATGGAATTACTCTTATAGTAGCTAAAGAAATTGAAAAGAAAATGTTTAGTCCTACTAATAGAGTGAATTATTATAATATAAGTCCGTTTATATTTGATGTTTTAAACACGTT